GACTAGACGAAGAAACTTTTCAAGCTTTACTTCGTCGTCTTACTGTGGTACACTTTCCTTAATAAAAAAATGTTTAATGGAAATCCAACCTACCCATCTAATCGCCGTCGCACTCGTGTTGCTATTGGTGCTCTTAGGCGTTCAGGTTTACCACCTGAAATCAGGCAGCAAGTGTACAACCGTGTCGGAATTACAGGTGCACAGCGACGGTATAATAGAGGTCGGTTTAACAACGTCGTGCGAAGCATCCCCAGGGATCCGGGGTATGCGCAAATTGTCAGAAGAAGGTATGTCAACTCCCGTCGTAGGGGCGGGCGAGGTCGTTACAGATAAGTTTACCTAATAAAAATGGACGGTGTTAGACGTATTGGTCGTATCATTGGTGAGGAAGCTTTTCTTCCAGCTGAGGCTTTGTATGATGAAGTAGATACTATTGCTGGTGCAGTTGGTAATTATGGGCATCTCAGTCCGTATATTGGTAATAGGAGAAAAAGGCAAGATTCGGGTGTTGCTAGAACTCCTGCTAAGAAGCTGAAGTTGATTGCCAAGGTTGCCCAAACAAAAACAATGCCCAGAAATCCTGTTAATGCTTTGGTTAATCGCAGTGCCATGAAAGTGACCGGGAAGGTCAAAGTTTCCAATCGTAAGAAGGTCAAAGTTGGTAAGTATCTCCGTTCTGCTATAAAGCAAGTAATGAGTGGAACCACTGGGCGTGGAACCTATACAACTGTTAAACAAGGTTATGTTGGTAGTTGTAGTGCTTATGGTGGAGGTAGTTTATCAGCAAATGTTTTGGGTGTTGCTAGTGGTGCAGTTGGTAGTCAAACAGTTGCAGCGTTTGTGGATCCGTCAATCTGTCCTATTGGATTCAGGACCCTTTGGAATGCTCTTTGTAGAAATAATTTGGCATCTGCACCTAGCCTTATTACACAAGGTGATTTGAATTATTTTACTCCATACAAAATATTGGATGCAGCTTCAGTATTGTTTAATGAGAAGGCTCCTGGTGACCCTAGGATCACTACTGGAAATCTCTCGGAAGTAGTTGCTGTTGCAACCGGTCTGCCTTTGAATTCTACTCCTAATTTGAAAATTGATGTTTTAGACTCAAGTGTAGTTTGGCGAATGAAGAATACATCAGATAGAGTTGTTCATTTGGATATTTGGGAATGTACTCCTACTCTCAAATTTCAAAGAGACAATATTGTTGCTACGTTGTTGGGTCAGTTAGTTGCCTTTCAAAGTGCTGGCTTTGACGAAACAGTTGAATATTATAAGGGTTCAACTGGTACTATTTCTGGTGAGTATCTATATGAAGGCAATTATGATCCTTTGGCGGTTAGCAAGAAATATCAAGGTCTCCCTTTTAAATGGAAGAAAAGGGAAATGGTGTTGCATCCTGATGAAACTTGTATTCATACTATTAAGGGTCCAAGAGGAGTGTTGGATTTCAAGAATTTGGTTCAAACTGATGCCCTTGGTGGTTTATCGCAAATTCAGCTAAACCCTTTGTTGAAAGGATGGTCTGTTTCTTGCTGTGTATCCGTTCGTGGGGATCAAGTTTTTAAACCTCAAACATCAGGAGTCGGTGGTAGAGATGTTTATACTCGACCTTCCGGTCCTGGTGTTGTTTCGTTCGGTATGCCTGTATCTATTGAAGTCGAAGAGAAATATCGTATTGCTGTTCCTGAAATTGCTGGTTACCGTACTGCAAATGGTGCTGGCGGTACCTCTCAAACTTTGAACTTTCGTAAGGATAGGTATAAGTTTTGGAATATTATCGAAAACCAGGCAGATACTGTAACAGGTACTCTCGGGTATGTTGTCAGTTCTGAAGAGAATTTTGTTGCAGACACTACCCCAGGTCGTCAAAATCAATAAATTGTTTTACTTTAGTCGCTCAAGGGGCCCCACGGGTAGTGGGGATGGCCCAGAATGAGAACGGCGATCAAGTATTACTTACTATCGCGGTTCTCAATTCTCACCGCCCGCCGCCCGCCCGACCGCCCGACTAAGCCACGTATAGATTCGTGTGGCGCAGCAGAGATTCATGTGGCTTAGTAAAACGAGCCGGCTCGTTGAAAAGGTATAAAAGGAGCCAGTTTTCCCTCAGTTTTTGAGCATCTGCGCCCCGGCTAACTCGAAGGCAATGGAACCATGGCAAGCTCAAACACTCGCAGGCAAGGAATCTTTTGGCTCCTCACCGTCCCCTCCCCGAACTCCGTCTGTGCTGGAATGGAAAGCGGTAACCTCCCTGATGGCCTTGTCTGGTGTAAAGGCCAAAAAGAAAGAGGAGAAGGTACCGGTTACGAACACTACCAGCTCGTGGTCGCCTTTCCCAAGAAAGTGTCTCTACCCGGAGTTACTCGAATGTTTGGAAGAAGCACCCATGGTGAACTCTCAAGATCAGAAGCTGCCAACGCCTATGTGGGAAAAGAAGAGACTCGCATTGGAGAGCCGTTTGAACTTGGGGCTAAACCGATTCGGCGGAACAACAAAACCGATTGGGACTCCGTATGGACCGCCGCCAAGTCCGGAGATCTTGATGCCGTTCCAGCAAATATCCGAGTGGTGTCTTATCATGCATTGCGAGCAATCAGGTCAGACCATGCCCAACCTCAAGCCATTGAAAGAAGAGTTTATGTCTTTTGGGGTAGTACAGGAACTGGAAAATCTCGTCGTGCTTGGGATGAAGCGGGAGAAGGTGCTTATTCTAAGTGTCCACGATCTAAATTTTGGGATGGCTATCAAGATCAAGAACATGTTGTCATTGATGAATTTCGAGGAGGCATTGATGTGGCGCACTTGCTTCGATGGTTTGATCGTTATCCGGTCCGTGTGGAAATTAAAGGGAGCTCGAGACCCTTGGTTGGAAGGACAATATGGATCACTTCAAACTTGGAGCCCGCTAGTTGGTACCCAGGACTAGACGAAGAAACTTTTCAAGCTTTACTTCGTCGTCTTACTGTGGTACACTTTCCTTAATAAAAAAATGTTTAATGGAAATCCAACCTACCCATCT